GTTCCTATGTTGATTTAATTAATGAAGCATATCCAGTACATATATTACCCCAGTATTTACATCTATACCTACAATTATAGTAACTGATTCGTCAAAACCTTTACCATAATCAGTCCCTGTAAATCTGCAGATTTTCAGCGTCTTACCCACTAAATTTGTAGGAGTGAATGTGGGAATTTCAAAGAATATTGAAGCTTCATCAAGATTTAGATTATCGTCGGTAGCCATCCCTTTGTTATCTCCCAATAAGATTGTTCTAAGTAGTTAGGATCTAATGAGTCAAGATCCTTGGCCTGGGTCATGTTAGTTGCTATGTGTGCCGGGTGACGTTTCTTTAGATTATCAAAACTTAGTTCCTTGTTAAGACAAACTCCCATCGTAGTGTCTACTGGAATTACAAACTTATGTTTGTAGTGGGTGTAGAGAGGAGTTTCGAGAGAGGCTTTGATCAGGGTGAGAATTTTAGAATGGTCTTCCCACGATATCGGATGGTCTGGATGGTACGGAGTTGGGATTTGAAAACCGATCTGATCATGAACCTGGATGAGAAGCTCGACGTATCGAAATAGAGGGGACCTGTTGTAATAAATGTAATTAAGACCCCGTTGGTCAATAAGATCTCCAACCGTCCCTTGTGGGATGCAAGCGTAGCCATCTTTGTAGAGGGCATCGTCAAGACGATCAGTGAAGACTGTCTTTCGGCCCATGAGATTTGTGAGGGTCCTATTTTTGTTAATACATTGTTTGACATAAGCGTGAAAGCCTCCTCGTACACCAGGGTAGGCGCGGTGGTATATGTCGACGATTACCTTGCCATCGCGCTCAGTGATTTCATTGTATAGACTGAAAGTCTTATAGCCGAGGTCATAGTTGAGACCATGGTTAGCTTTCTTGCCCCAGTCACGCCAAGTGTGCTTGCCATCTCCGATGGGGGCCATACTACGGATGTCAATAGAGGCACCTTTTTCAGGGCCATAGAAAATATTGATCATGATACGGGCGGTGAGTCCGTGGATGTCTTCACCTTTCTCGAAGGCTTCGATCATTTGAGTAATGCGGCCTACGTATGCTACGATTCTATTCTCTGCTTGAGATAAGTCCATGCCGTAGAAGACGTAACCAGAGTCGGCAAGGAAATGAGTAAGTACTCTATGTGGTTGATTCTGTAGGTTGTTACCCGTTCCGAATATGTTTTCACTGGAGGAAGCTCTGGCAAAACGTGTTCCCACGGGATTGTATGAACAACGCATTCTCCCATCGGTGTCCACTTTATTTGGATCCAGGAAAGTGGATCTTTCTTTAGAGAGTCCTCGAAGTTTAAGGATGCATGCAGCCTCTTTGAAACCCTTTCTAGAAATTCTCTTAAGCGCCTTTTCATCAGTTGTTGTTCCACCATCTTTGTTCTTGTAAGGTGGGAGTTTCTTAAGTCCATAGAAATATCCTGCGACCTGTTTGGGTGAGTTAGGGTTGAGTTCAAAGCCACACATAGTGTGAAGTTGCTTGAGGGTAGCATCAGCTTCCCTTCCCATATCATCGTAAGCTTGTTCCATGCTGGCTACATTGATGCGGATTCCCTTCTCCATGATGTAGACATAGGCAGGGATAGCCGCGGTTTTGCGTAGGTAGGTGTAGTAATTTTGCTGGTGCTTGATTGCGGCCAATTGTTTAGGCAATGCATCAGCGCAGACTGCCGAGTCCAGAGCATTATAGTTCCACCCACTCTCGAATGAGCCGATACCCTTTAGCCAATACTTCCCATCGTCTTTGTAGTAAGGGATGTCAGTCCACATAGAGCAGACAAAGTGGAGGCCTACTGGGTAGTCCGGTGCGAGAATTTTCTGAGCCACCATCGTATCGTGGATGTTGCGAACTCTTATGCCATACTTACGGAGCATGTAATGAGAGTCGAAGGTTAGGTTTTGACCTCCAATGGGGATGTCAGGATGTTCGAGAATATAGGCTATCTTCAAGAGGATCTCAGCTTCTTGGGGGATAGTGAAGTAGTCCCCATGCTCATGGGTGAAAGGGATGGAGATTATATCGGTGGGAGAATATGCGAAGGATATGCAAGTCATCTCCCCGTTGAAGACATCTACCTCGATGTCATAGTAGATAGTGTTACCCAGGAGACCATACTGGCGGCAGGTTTCAAGGAACTGTAGACATTGGGAGAAGGATGGACGGATGATAATGTGGCGGGATTTAGATTGCCACTTCCCTTCTTGTACTAACTTAGCCCGTTTGAGGTCCCAGATGAGAAGACGTTTGTTCTTGTAAACATTCTTGGGGGGAATGATAGTAGCGGGATGGAGTGAGGGGATGAGTATCTTGTCACTTAGAAGAGTGGGTTTGATAACTGATCCCCTCCACTTGTTTATGCCACTACGATCAGAGAGTGCAAAGAGGGCCACGTTGCCGAGGGAGATGATTACTTTGGCTGAGCAGGCAGCCAGTTCTTGGGCCAGAAGGTTGATGTACTCCTGTCCTTCAGGGTGGATGATAGGACCACCCTTCTTGCCGAACTCAATATAGTAACCAAGGGGTCTGTCGATGTCCTTGATTACATTAGTGAAGTAACAATCAGCACGGTTTATACCTGCGGCGTTGAGATCGGATTCTAGTTCCTGACCAGCAGGGCCTATGAAAGGGACTCCGCGACGGACCTCGTTGATTCCAGGCTGTTCCCCTACTATTAGATACTTAGCATCAGATGGGGAGCCTGAGGGTTTTACGTAAGTGGCTTTGGGTTTCACGTGGTCTCCATTGCTGTGTTGATTTAATTAATACAGGGAAGCCTCACCCAGTTGGGCATCAATCAGGGATTGGAGCTTAGGTGGGCTGTATGTAGGGGGTTTGATCAACTTTCCATGTTCATTAATTACTCCTCCAGTCTTGGACATATTACTCCTGTGGACTTCTTGGAAGATAGGATTAATGTCAATGCCGCAGGCACTTGCGGTGCCATAGACTACATAGAGTAAGTCGGCAAGCCCATCGGCTGCGTCCACTATATCACCTTTGTGTAGGGCCAGGAAGAGTTCGTTGCTCTCTTCGATGATCAATCGTTGGCGCAACAGGATGGTGTCCATAGAGGGGATGGATGGATAGGGAGCGACACCCTGCCCGAAGGTGCGCATGAATTCAGACACTAGGGATTGCTTATTCATTAGGGTACTCCTTTTCCAGAAGAATCTGGAGAATGTGGATTGCTTTCTTGAGGTCTTCAGCACCACCTTTTTCACGGTGGCGGATAGCGTATTTGCATACCGCAGCCTCGGCATAGGGAATGGAGTTAGCTATGAAGAACTCGATGGGTTGGATAGTCATGTGTTTGTAATGTGAACCTCCTACTTGTTGAGCCAATGCGGGGGAGGTAGTAGGTGGGGTTGGGTAAGTAGGCCTACAATTAGGGATTAGTGAATCTAATTTCTCATTAAATCCATCTTCAAAAGATTGGCTACTTATGATTGACCCAGGTCTAAGATAAAAATCTGGATCATCAATAGTGTGACGCCACCCATTCACTGTGTCCCACTCATTTCCACTGTCCATCTTAAGAGCGTGAAATTGGATGCCAGCGAAGTGTTGATACTTGGGACCTATCATAGCCTCTAAATCAGAATGGTAGATACGCTGATCATTAGGCCAGACAATCCAAGGGCAGCCTTCTGCAGGGCTGTAGCTATTTATGGTGTAGACTGGATCTTCAGGAATCATACTCATATCAGCCCCCTCCTTACTAGCTCAAAGTAACATTCCCTTGTAGCGTTGACATCTACTAAGGCGTCATGAGCACCTTGCAACTCCCGGTTGAAGAGGAAGTAGTAGAGTTCCTCAAGCTTCGGCCACTTGCAACCTTTCTTACCAGAGGGATATGGAAGATTGCATAGTTTAGTGGTAGACATCATGGTGCATACTTTGGGAATGTTATCATCCATGTAGTAGATGTCGTCCTTAGCCTCGGAGCATATCCTGGTGGCCATAATCTTAAGGAGGCGCATGTCGAAGGTGAGATTGTGGGCGATGAGGAGGGTAGACTTTCTGGCGAGGTTAATGAACATTCCCAGAGCCTCAGCAGGCATGATGCCATAGACATCGGCTACAGCTACGGAGATCCCATGAGTGGCCTCGGCTTCAGGGGACATAGGAAGACCTTCTGATCGGATCATGAGGGACATAGTTTGGAGAGGGTGGTTAAGTTCATTGGTGAGTACAGCGGCGAGCTGCACTACCCAAGGTTGAGATGGGTCTGAGTTGGAGGCCTTGAAGTTGGGAAGGCCTGAGGTTTCGGTGTCGAAGAAGAGGTACATAGTTAGTTAGTCTCCACAAGTTGTACAAATGATCGCCCCACAATTAGGGCACTTCCGAGTATACCTGGGGACTTGCGTCCCACAGTTTGGGCAGGTGTAGATGTGGTCATAGTTCTGAGGGGAGTTCTGCTGGAGTCTCATATCCGAGTACCTCTTTAAGTTGTAAGATATAGCCATCTTTGTAGATGGCAGTGAGGTCTGTGCCGATTAAGTTGATACTGTTCAAGTGGCCGGCGAGGATAGTTACGCCTGAGCCAGCGAAGGGGACGAAGCCATTGGAGCCAGGTGGGCAGAAAGTGGTGAGGATTTCACTCATCAGGTCAATCGGGCGTTGAGTAGGGTGGTACTTTTGAGTATGGGGAATAGTAGGGAAGGGGAATACGTTGCTTCGGCCAGGTTTGTTGAGACGGGCCTTGCCCTTACGGGCGTAGAACATGGCTTCATAAGAGTTTCCGAGATAGGTCTCGGGTTGAGCTGTCTGGCCCTGAGCCTTTGTCCATACTGCGGGGATTAGATTCATCTTGAAGCCTACTTCCTGGATAGCTGAGGCGATAGGTTGGAACCAGGGGTCTTGAGCGAACCAGCAAAGGAGCCAGCTGCCCTCCTTGAGAATGCGGTAGGATTCGGTGAAGACCTGAGTCATAAAGGAGATGTAGTTCTTGGACTCGATTTCGTTGTAACCTATACAGGAGTTGTCCTTCTTTACACTAGCCAGGTCTATTGCATAAGGAGGGTCGATCTCAATTATGTTGAGTGAGTTAGATGGGATCTTGGCCATGATATCTAAGCAATCCCCGATGATGAAGGCAGATGAGAGTTTGGAGAAGGTCTTAGATTTATCCGCCATCTGAGTGGAGTATGTGGCAGCGTTGTGACTGTTTACAAGAATCTTGCCGACGTCTTTGAGACGCTTCATAGCTTCGGCTTTGTTCTTGCATTGGTCAAGTTGCATTTCAGGGAACTTTTTGATAGCCTTAGCGAGCTCCATATCTTTGGAGAGGGCAGCAGGGGAGATATGTAGGAGGCGAGCAGTGTCTGCTTGGGACCACCCGGGGGAGTCAGGAGTACGGGAGATTTTCTCACCATGGATAGATTGTTGGAGGTTATGGATTTCGAGCTTGAGGGCTAGATCCTCTTCGTAAGACATCTCTTTACGGTCGAGGTTTTCAGCTAGCTCGATAGCTCGGAGGTCGAGTTCAGAGATGGGCTGGTCATAGATGCGGACAGGGATGGAGGTCCACCCGAGTTTATCCATAGCCATCATGCGCCTACCACCAGCGAGCAGGATGTAAGGGAGATCGGTTTCGCGGGGGATGTTTACTTTGGAGGCTACCCCTATGGCGACTGGTGAGATGAGGCCATTCTTATTTATGGAATAGCTGAGCTGGTCTATATCCCCGTAGTCCTTTCGGAAGCGAGAGCCCAGTTCAATCTGGTTACGGGGGATGAGAGGAGTGGTGGTGTTAGTCATTTGTGATCTCCACTAAATCGTAGGTGATATAAAAGATGTCAGGTTTACAAGGGTAAAATTCGCCCTTGATACCCTTGATAATGAAATCGCCGGGAGAGGCGTGCAATGGCCCCTCAAGTGTGGCGGCCCGCCGGCCTCTCTTACATTACTGCTGAATTAAATCCAATTCTCCAGCGCCAATATGATTCTGAATTCTTAGGGTACGGATTATGTCCGTCAGATTCAGGCGGGCGAGTCAATGTGTTGCCAGTAGTAAAAAATGGGCACCACCGTCCCACGGAATATCCCTCGTGCCACTCTCGTTCAGTGGCTGTTATTTTTATTATTCCACCGGTTGTAAGAGCAAATCGCATATCATTCTCCTTTTGCCTTGCCATGAAGAAACATGGCAAGTTGTTTCTTTTGAGCTGTGGTCATGCCCTTTGCAATAGCAAAGAGGTCTTGTTGCTTAGGTCTCTTGCCAGAGGGTGCACGAGCTACCTTGGCAGGAGCTGCTTTGCGAGCAGGAGGTCTAGTGCGACGGGTCTCCCTGATGGTGCGGATCAGGGAGAAGAGGTCATCAGGGGAGAGTTGAGTAATGGAAGTGCCTAAGTGATCAATCGTGGCCATTGGATTCTCCAAGTCATAGAATGAGTGACAGTAATGTAAAGCACATCTGTGATCCCAACATAGATCTGAGCAGTAGGGATATTCAATCTGGATTCCCATCACTACCTTTGAATTCTCTGAGTTTCTTCTCAAGTTCTATAATCTGGAGTCTCTTAGTACGCTCAAAGCCCACGGTGACGATAGTGGTGAGGTCTAAGTGACGTGAGATTATCGCACCTATGGCCTCAATTCCCCCACGTTGGTAGAGTTCAAGGACCCCGTTTAAGAGGGCTTGGATGAGAGGTTTCTGCCACCCATGGGGGAGGACCTGGGAGATTAAGTGAGATTGCTCACTGGTTAGTTCAGTCGAAAGTCGCATTCTGTAGTCGTTAGGTGGCATGTTAAGATATCCTCACTACGGCTGGGGTTATAGTGGAAATGTTGTCAAGTCTTTCTCTACATCGGAGGCAGTAGATTCTTGGAATGCCACGTCCGGTCCAGAAGATGATGGGGTAGTGAGTCTTTTGACACATAGGGCAGATGGCCTCAGTGGGAACTTCGTTCTTGGGGAGTAGGAGGTAAGGGTGAGGAGAGTGGCGGGGCTTGTTGCTCATGAGTTATAGCCACCAACCTTTCTTTATTACCCCAGTACATTCCCAACACCCATCGGTGAACCCGGCGTGGGCTTGGTCAGGAACGTCAGCGTTGCGCAGGAGCCACGAACCTTGGAAGCAATGGGTGCAGAAGATGGGGATCCATCGGGAGAAGAGTGTAGATATCTCTTTTATACAGGGGGTGCATACTTTGTAAGATAGATGAAGTGGGGTAGGATCGGTGGGATGAATGAATTCAGCAGTATAGATGTCAGATGATGGGTTGGTGCAAAGGGTGCACGTACCCAGGGTAGAGACTATGAGGCCCACTTCATCTATTGAGTTCATTTGGATTCCTATGTTGATTTAATTAATGAAGCAAATGGGCAGGACTCGAACCTGCACGATGTTTGAGGTACTGCCTGAGTCATAGTGCTCATGAACACTCACCAGGTACGCTGGATTTCTAAGTCAGTAATCAAGAACCACCAGTGTCTTCGCGTCTACCAATTCCGCCACCATTTGCTTATATTTCATGTTACATCTTCCGAGCCAACTTGAGTAGCATTCCCTATGACTTTAACTCCATGAACCCAAGTAGTTATTTCAGGCTCAAATACGAATATTAGACGTGATATTAAAGTGTGAATATAACCTTCTTCATTAGGCCCAGAAAATGATATTCTAATTTCATTACTACTTATATCTAATTTCATTGTAGTGCCCAAAACACTGACCCTCTCAATAGAAAGGGTCAATGCTATGTTGATTAAATTAACACAGAATTATATCACGCAGGTGTCACGAGTTTCTTGATATAATTCTGCCGGCCATAAGAATCTTCCTTGATCCCAAGAATGGCATAGCCCTCAGCCCCGACCATGGTGGAGAAGTTGAGCTCGGTGAGGGCGAAGCACCTCTTAAAACAATCCAGTTCCCACAGGCAGGAGTTCTTCCGCTTAGGTTCCATGGAGTCCGTGGGCAGGGAGTAGATCTGAGTAAAACTCTTCGCTGCCAAATCATTGGGCAGGTCGAAAGTTACGAGGAAATATCTCATCCCTGAGTCAGAGGTTCTGACCACTTTCCCACTTTCCTTATCCTTCTTGAAGCCGGTGATACGGATCAGGTGCTCACCTTCATCCGCGACAGTAGGTTCGATAGCACCCGAGGTGTCGATGTCGAGAAAGGTGTCGCCCATATCTTCGTCGGCATAGTCAGCAGGGTTGAAATCGGTGGGATCTTCACAGTTCTCAGTTGTCATGTTGTAGCTCCTTAGCGTTTTGTGTGAGAGGTTGTAGATGACCCCTCGTGAGTGAGGCGTAAGATTGCCCCGTTGAGTTTCCCAATGGCGAGGATGACTCTATCGTCTTTGGGGTGAGTCTGGTTCATTGACTTGATTATTGCTTGGATCTGGGAAATGTAGGTGGTTATAGTGGTGGTTGATTCTACCTCCTTAGTTAGGGTTTCGAGTACGTTGGGGATAGTGAGTGGGGGAGAGGGAGAAGCACTTGAGGTGCTAGGCCCAGCTCCGTAGTATTTCTTGGGTTCGTCAGTCATTTAGGCTCCTTAAATGTTAGGTTTATCTGAATAATTCTTTCCACACTTCTTAAGCATCGCTTTGATGTCAGCATCTTCGCGGATTGCAAGTTGACCCGCACATCCCATTCGGGTCTTGGCCTGGTAGGTGCCAGTCTTTTGAGTTAAGAGTTTATAAGTATTGCCAGAGGCTGAAGTTGCTACCTCGGCATGGTACATTTCGTTGAATAGGAGGGGGATACGTCGGGTGAGTTTGCCCGTGACCATGAGATCCTTGAGGACTGCCCCGGTGATTTCATCCTTGACAAGTGCATCGTGGCCGATGAGTACTACGTCGCAAGAGTAGGAGAGGAGATCACGGATGGCGTTCTCAATGTACATCATCTGAGGCATCCAGTCATTCTGGTGAGGAACGCCGGCGTAGACCATTTTCTTCTCCTTGGGGTCCAGTGAGGGTTTTACTACCATCCCTGATCCAGCGCGGCCTTCTTGTTTGAGGATATAGTACATGATACACTGAGAGAAAGTGGTGAGGTCGAGGGCATAGGTGCCAAGTTGGTTGAAAAAGTCGTCACGTTTGAGTTGATGGTAGACTTTGTCCCACAGTTCAAATTTCGTAGGATTGGCCGGGTCCTCATTCTCGAAGCGAGAGTCTACAAGTATCTTGCCATTATCTATGCAAGAGTCATAGTGGGACCAGGGGACTTGGGATTGGAGAACTGAGCCGCCTCCCGGGTCAAATGAGTGAAGGAGGATAGGAGTGCGGCAGGTACGAAGGATGGAAGTCTTACCTGAACCTGAGCCTCCGTAGATTATAAAGTTGGTAGAGGTTGCAGAGGGGGAAGATGAGTACATTTTCCTCAGGTCTGCAGCCGTTGTGGAGATCTTGATTTGCTTAGCATTTAGCTGAGCAGGGGGTTCTGGCGGCTTGGGAGGTGGAGTGGGATTGGGACTAGTCATTCTTGGCCTCAACTTTTAATTGTTTATCGTATGCTGCAAGCAGATGTTTGTGCTTGTCTTTGATGAGTAAGTACTCGTCCTTAGGAATTCCATGTTCACGAAGGAAGATATCTAAGGCGATAGGCCCCATCTCGTGAGTGAGGGCTAAGAGAGTACGCTCAGCACGGAGGCTGCGATCGTAGTCAGTCTCAATTTTTATGTTAGGAGAGAGCCTACAATCTTGGGCCGAGTGAGCAGGGTCACCACATAAGATGCAAGGGGTCATGAGCGCTTACTCCAGTCATCTGATATTATTGAGCCATTGAGTATACGATTGCCTTCTATATCGTATATAGATAAATAACCCTCATAGTGATATGCTACATAACCTTCAGGCCCGGAGTATATCTGGACATCTGGCTTAAGATTTAATCTTAACCTCTCGAGTATTTTGTCAGGTTTAGGGCGAGCCATAAGAGCTGCAATACCCTCTTCAAGGATACGACCGCGGAGAGATTGATCGTCTACCATACCCCTTACAGATTTCAGTTCCTTGTTAGCCTTTTTCAAATCACGGAGGAGTTGAAGCAGGAAGGCAAGGAATAGTAATGCTACTGAAGCATTGAGTAGATAGAAGTTCCAGGTCATAATACTAACCTCTCATTAAGCTCTTCCTCCAAGGGATTCCAGAATTCTATATGCATATCCACGGGGAGAGAATGCTGATGTTGGATAGGATTATTCCAAGTGGTACAAAAGTCCATGTATTGGCAGACTCGGCCCCAGTTAGTGCAGGCATTACTGTTGGTGGGGAAGCATCGCATGAGATCATTCTTGTCAGAGTGGGTGCTCAAGAGGAGAAAGTCCTCATGGATACGATCCATCCAGAGTTTGGTGAGTTCAAGCCAGTTGTACATCTGAGCGTTGGAGTAGAGGATGGGGAAACGTTCGAGGATGAACTCGGGTTTTTTAGTTTTCTTGAAGCATAGGCAGTTGATTGTGATGCCGCTGACTTGGTCAGGAGGGAAGAGGCAGTTGAGGACATGAGTATAGGTGCCACACTGGATTCCGAGGAAATGCTCGTAAGTGTAGGAGTCACTGAGGTAGTTCCCACCTTTGGTTTTGTGCTCGTGGGAACAATACCTTTCTATTTCCCGATCCCAAAGGACAGTGTCCATTTTCCATGCGATGCGATGGTGAGGGAGGGGGGACAGGTCAACAGTGCCCCCTATCTCCGTCTTATACACGGTGAAGCGGTCCGGGTCAGAGGGGTATTTCTTGATATATTCCAGGAGCATGTCAAAGAAGCGGAGGGGTGTCTTGGGTTCGAATAAGACGTCTGTCTCTTCAGGAAAGGTAGCACGATAGCATGAGTTGAAGATTTCAAGTGCTTCCATTACTGCTTCGACTCGGTATCCGTGGAGGTAGATGTGTTCCATGGCCTTGTGGACGGCCTTACCAAAGACGAGATGGTTGGATGGGCGAGAGGCTCTCCAGCCGAGGGCGTATTCGTAGAAGAATAGCCTGGGGCACTGTTGGTAGGTTTTGATCTTGGTTGAGTCCAGGATCTCCATAGATGGGTGGTAAGGGATGGGGAGGATAGGGAGGTTCATACTCGTACCTCTACTCCTGTCCAGGTAGGAAGAACTACTTCCATGTAAAAGGAGTTGATCCAAGTGGATGTGCTACTTGGATGGGCACCACCCTTGTTGAGCTCCAGGATCATTCCCACGCAGATTTCAGCTGAGATACCCTCTTTATAAAGGGTGCAGATTTTTGAGTATTGTTTTTTAGTCATACTTCCCTCCTACCTTGTTGGGCGTCAGTAAGGATAGAGATGCGCCAGCCAAACAAGCGACATTTAGAACACTGGCTATTGTCGTAGCCCATAGTTAAAATTCCCTGATCTATATCCCCATACTTTTCCTTGTCACCTGACCAGCTATGTGAGCATCCACAGCGAAGTAAGACTACTTGACCTTTAAAGTTCTTCCCCAAAATCATAATGTTGTCTCCTCATCACAATTACTGTATATAGTAGCTAAAGTTAAGTGCCGACGTTTGTAGCGACCGATGTTGTCCTTACCTACTGAGTACAGGAGTAGGTTAAGGCGATTGTGCAGCCCAGTGAAGATGGAAGTTGCTACCATATTCATCACTGTGGGGCCACATACGAGGATGTAATCCTCTGGGGTTGAGGTAGCGAGGATGGGGGCCATGTGACGGTACATAGCGCCCAAAGAAGTTAGGTTAAATTTGCCAGTGGTGAGGTAGATGAGTTCTCCGAACTCAGTGGCTGCGGAGAAGTCATGACACCCACGGTTGGTTATGTAGACTTTTGGCATTAGGGGCTCCTAGTAGGAGGGTTGATGCTATGTTTATTTAATCAATACAGGGATTAGGCTTACCTGCAAGCCCACAGTAGCCACTGCGGGAGGATTCCCATCTCCAGGCCATACAACCTTCGGCGTAGCAGAGGGTTATTGGATAGTCATTGCGATTACGATTTACTGAGGTGGCTACTCCATTGAGTTCGTACTGTGGGTAGCGACCGAAGGGGCACCAGTTCTTTTCAGCTTCCTGTGGTCGCATTAGATAATCCTCACAGCCCGAGAGAATAAGGGCACTTTAGCTTTGTCAGACATAGTTTGGTACTCCACCTCAAGCATCCTGCCGAATACTACTTCGTGGGGAGAGTCACAGTACTTAGCCCAGATGAGTTTGCGGTCTGAGTGGGAGAGCTTTCCTGCACCCACTGAGAATTGAGTTTGCATATCATCGCAGCAGACGAATCCACCTACCATGCCCAGAGGGACTCCTGACTCCGAGGTGGCTTCGTAGATGCTGAGGAGGGTGTAGGTGTCACGGCACTTAGGTTTGAACTTCATCATTCCAGCTATTCGCTTGCGCTCATAGGGTGAGTCTATGTGTCGGATGATGAAGCCTTCGTAACCTTCTCCTATAAAAGTGTCATAGAGATTCATAAGCTCAGTGTAGGTGTGAGCTATGTGCGTGGGCACACGTTTGATGGGTCCAGATGTGGGGAAGGATATGGCATTCAACCTACGGAGCCTCTCGTGTTGGGGGCCATCTGTGACGAGATCAAAGATGTGATAATCAATCTTTTCATGCTCCGGATGGAGGTTAACTTCTCGGGACACAATAGAGTGGATCTCCGAGAAGGTGAGCCCATGAGTGTATAACTCCCCATCATATTCCCCATCTGGCAGGCACCGCAGAGCATGCAAGTTGATGTGGGGCACTGCGGGGATTATATCCTCTGAGGAGGATAGAAGGATGCAGCGTCCTGAGGAGACTATGCATCTGCAGCGTTCTCCGTTTAACTTGGGTTGGACCAAGTATGGGGGGTACCACTTAAGGTGGAACCTCCCGGAGTTGCTAAGGCGGCGGAGGGAGAAGGGCTCCGCTAGTTGGATTCCTTTGCGGATGGCCATGTTAGTTGGCCTTCTTGCTAAGGGTGGCAAATAGCTCGGAGATCAGATCGGAATCGTGTCCAGGAATGGATACGGCCGAGACCTCAGTTGAGAGATTCACCGCTATATTCATGTAAGTTTTGATGTCATGAGTTAAGATGAGTATAGCAGTAGCACGAAGGTAGGCGTGGAGGAATAAGCCCATAGCCGCGGAGATGTCTTTGGCTTGTTCCTCTAACACGATGGCAGATTTAGGGAGATTGACAATTTCGATTGTGGAGTCGTAGATGGCAGATAACTTGTTTATGTTATCGAGGGTTTGTTTGCTGGCAGTGTTAGGCATGAGAGGTCTCCTTATTGTTTTGAGGGACTTGACACATTCTGGGGTTAGAAAAAATTCCCACTCACCGCTGGGATAGATGAGTGGGAATCACTTTAAGTTACACCACTTGTAAAACTCTAGTTACATCTGCACTCCAATGCTCGCCAGGAATTCCCGCTGCTTCTCGGGAGACCAGGTGGCGAAGGCAGACTTGATGGCAGTCTCAGGATCGACCTGAGTTTTCTCCATAACCATGCCGGGTTTCCATGCGGTGAGGGCAGAGGCGATCTGGTCAGGAGTTTTGCCGGCCCTGAGTTGGGCACGCATTACGCCCTGAAGAGCGACGCGGGAGTTGGCTCTGTAATTACTATGGACTGTCTCAGCGCCACAGAGGGCGACGGCAGCGTCCAGGTCATCACCGAAATCGTATTCGATAGTGGCGGAGCGCCAGGAGGGCTTGCCCTCTTCGTCCATGATCACATTGCCTTCGGTGTCTTTGAGCTGATAGCGGGCTTCGACTACTTCTTTTGCCATGATGATTGTTCTCCTTATTTTGGGTGGGTAGGGTGGCCATAGTGGCGCACCCTGGTGAGTTGTGGCATCATTGCCAATGTGGGCTTATTATAACATATTTATTGGGAATGTCAATGAGGGGGATATTATTTATTTTCTACCTAGAGCTCCGCTCTGGATTTTTAAGTCGGTTAGGAGGCTGGAGATGAAGACTTCTCTAGCTTCGGAATCCAGAGAGTCCATGTAAGATTGGACTTTAGTCGTGGTGATGGTTGGCTCTGGGGGCAGAGTTAGGGAACGTGGAGTAGAGGGGGATCGGAGATGGGTTACTTTACCTGCGGAGACAAGAGTGGAGATTTGGATCTCTTTGTATTCGAGGGAGAGAGTGGAATACTCCTGTTTGAGGGCTTTGAGGGAGTCCTCAACTGAGCGGATCTCACGAGGGAGGTCAGAGAGTCGGGATTTGAGATAGTTGGTGCGTTCAGGGGTGGGCATTGTTTATTCCTCAGTAATTACTATATTGGAATTCTTAATAGATGACATCTGAGTCATGTCTGATATCATCTGAGAGAGCATAGATATTGGGTAGTATTTACGTAATGTACCTCGATCAAATTCTTCGAAATAGGTAGAAATGTCATAACGTAAATTCCAAGTATATTTATATTTAGATTTACCTGGATGATCCCCAATGCGTAGAGAGCCTAAGAAACTATCACCTCCTTTGAATTTAATATAGATTGAGCCAGTTAGAGCAATATGGTATAGATAGGCGTCTAAGTTGGCATCTTTTAGTTTTGCTACAAATTTTTTAGGGTTCATAATAATTAGGGGTGGGCATTAGCTGGGCCTCCTATTTAAAGAGATTGTCAATTAGATCGTCTAGAGCTTCTGATTCTGTGCTTCCATATCCACAAGTGGAGTGATTAGCAGGTTGGGCGAAGTAGATTACTCCGTCTTTAAAGTCGTGGATTATAGTAGGTCTGTCGTTTGTAGGTATTTTGTCATGATCGAACATTAGCTACGCTCCTTATGCTATGTTGATTTAATTAATGTAGCCACACATTACTTACTGAAAGGGCAAGAAGATGGGGGGATATATCCATAGGGTCCTTTGAGATCAAATATCTTGTAAAGTTCGTCTTTGTGGATCTCTCCTTGATGGATAGCTTTAATTAGTGCATGAAACATTCTACGATATCGAAGGAGATATTTATTTCTGACGGCCACCCCTCGAATGAGACATGATCTAATCATCTCAGGATCGAGGGAGTCTACAATTGTGATACCTTTGTGGTACTCAGCACCAATCACAATACATTTGATGGGTAAGAGGTGCTCACCACGGGTGATGAGTATCTCAGTTCCGCGGAGTTCGGGGTAGTTAAGTTTCATCTGAATTCCTCTCTTTGAGGGTTGAGTCGATTATGAGTGATAGCATGTTGAAAGTGTCGATTCGGGTAAGAAGACACCAACACTTTAGGCCTATATGGATGTAAGCAACTTCTGCAGTGGATAAGGTGATGTCTACTCTTTCTCCAAGTTCATTACTTACATGATGGAGTAGTCTAGATAAGGAGCTCATACTTTTAGAGACTCCTGCTAAGGTGCGATTAGAGTTTACTGCTACTTTCATTCCTCTACCTCCACAGGGTTAGGTGGAATGCCAAAGTGTTTGCGGATGTCTTCGGCACTGGTATCTACTGGGGTATGAGCAGGAGGAGTAGTAGACATTAACTCCTCCATTTTGGCCACCATTCCGTCGATTTCGAGTTTGGATGGAGTAGTGGGGGATTCTTGACGATGGCGCACGGCGGAGGCATCAGGGCGTAGGGATCGGGTGAGGCTATCGATCATGTGGTCAGGGGCGTCTTCGATGCGGAGGGCTTCTACTAACTTAGTAGGGATGGTGGTAGTGCGGAGGCCCATTCGAGAGAGTACCTCAGTAGCGTCGGCTTGAGTAGTGATGAACTCAACTTTGCCCATGTCGACTAGGAGTTGGACAAGGGATTCGAGTGATAGACGGGTGAGTTCACTCACAGAGCGCGGAGTCTCACCGTTGGATAGCCAGAAGGTGGCCAGGGTGGCTAGGTGGCGAGCGTCCAGGCGTACGTGGATGGCGACAGTAGGGGGGCGCCCGTGCATGTTGGATAGTTTGGTCATACTGAGACCTCTTCAAAAGTGGCATCTTGGCACGTCTGACACATACCGGAGATAGAGTACTCCTTGGCAGAGAGTTGATCTCTGAATGGAGTGATAGGTTTCTTGCACCAGGTGCAGATTCTCTGCGTGGCTGCATCTTGGCGAGAGATCCCAGTGAGGGATGTGAGAAGGGATTCAATTGATTGGGACTTTTTAGTGGGCATGGTTTAGACCTCCTTAACAGTGCGGGGGGTGACTTTCTTACACTCCCCAGTAATGGTTGACACGAGGATACCATAAGCACCTTTTAGGCGCATAGAGCGGATGAAGGAGCGGAGAGCCGAGATACCCTCATGCCAGCAGTTTCCATAGTAACAGGGGCGGATATAGATGCGAGTTACTTTGGGGGAGTGAGGCTCACCTGGGTGAGATTGTGGGGAATCAGAGTGGGAATGCCCACGGGTAGATCGCTTGAGGCGATGGGTCGAGGTGCGAGTGCGAATTCTAGTGTGGATTGTTCCGGTTATCATGAGAGTTCCTCATCATAGTTAGGGCGTGATTTGTGTGTCCATCTTTCTGAGCCATCATACTCATCACGCTCAGACCAGGAGCCATCTGTAAACCAGACATAACCGAAGAGTTCCTGTGTTCCGTATCCATTATCGTATTCAAAGTTTAGGTGTGGCAAGACTGTGGATAATTGTCCTTTGGCTGTAACCGGGGAATGGTAGTTGATACATTTGATGCTAATAAATGTGGGAGTTTTACCTACTTCTTGTATGTGTTTGAGAAGTTCGTCTTTCGCGTTTATCATGAGAGTTCCTCCTTTGCTGCGTTGAATTAATTAATGTAGGGATTACTCCCCGTCTTTAGGTGGGTTCGCTGGGGGTCCAGGCACATTGCTGGTCTGTGTTCTCAGTCATGGAAATGGGCCAGGAGCCACCTCGGTACATACATGAGTAACAAGGCTCGGATTCTGAATCCGAGGTGAAGTTGGCACAGGTGGAACACCAATGTTCAGCATGCCCAGAGTGGGTGGGGTCAGATGAGGATCTCAAGTAACAACCCATAACTACCTCCTTATGGTAAGTGTTTAGGGTGAGGGTGGAGGGTGGCTCATTTAGGAACAACCACCAGCATAAAAACCAGCCCGAAAACACATATAGTTAGGCATGAAGTCTTCAGGCTCATCCCCGAAGGAGTACCCAAGGGACTCTTCAAATTGCTCAAACACCTCGATTATATGTGTTTCGTTGGAATATATTCCATAATTTCGCATAAATTAACTCCTTAAGTGTAGATAGTGAGTACTGACCCAGTTGTTAGCACCCAACGGTGCTACGTCTAGGTTTAGGGCATGAATTCTACATACCCCGTCAGGAGGAAAATGGCCGGGATGATAATCCACACTACGATAGCTGGCCAGTTTGGGACAGAGTCCCAGGTGTAGTAACCCTTCCCGTCACATGCCATACAGGAGTTAGCAGGCCCTGAGCCAACCCCTGTGCCTACGCAGTAGGGACAAGTTTCACGATGTTTCATATAGATGCCTCCTTGTTAGATGTGTGGCCCAATGCCACATTGGTTCATTATGTCACAATTATAACACACTCCATGTATGGTGTCAATACCTACCCACCCACTGCGTGGGATGGGGTGATAGGTGAGGTGGGAATGCTACATTGATTTAATTAATACAGCATTCCACTTTGTCTGGAATACCATACTTGGAATCACTTGAGGTGATGGTTCAGGTGAGAATGGGAGCAGGTAAATCACTTGAGGTGATTAGGCTACCCAAGAGATTAGGCCTCTTCCCACTTATCTGCCATCTCTATCACCTCTAAGTCTTCGAGCCACCTATCTACATCTTCACCTATGGTGATGAGTACTTGGTCAATCTCATCTCCATCTGGCTCGATACGGGCCACCTGTCTGATAAAGGTATCGATTTGGGCCACCAACTGATCCAATTTCCTCCTGTTCATACTATCCTCTTCTTGTTGGGAGCATTTGCTAGAATACCCCAGTTGGCATCACTTGATGTGATGTGGTGAGGTGTAATTTCATAGTGCATAGCATTCCTTGAGCAACTCCAGACGTTCCCTCACACTATACACCCTGAGGTACATTGGGCTTAGCATCAAGGCACGTAGACACTCCAACTTTGTAATCCTAGTGTGAACTTTCATAGTCTTGCCTCCTCCTTACCACCTTGAGATGTAATCCCATAGGTCTACGCACGACTTGAGTCGTGATCCTCACAATGGGTGAGTTTGGGACGTTAGTCCCACTTTGTATCCAATGTTCCCATTGTCCCAATGGTCCCCAATGTCCCATTTGTCCGGCTCCTCAGGTACCCCCTTCCCGCACCCTTCCCATTCCATCCCCATCCCCCCCAATATGTCTCCCCTGTAGCCTATCCTCATCCCTATCATATTCACCTCTTCGTTAGATAATTATTATCTATATATATATCTAATATATGTATTAGAGGAGATATTTACACATAGGTGACATGGGACACACACCATTGGACACAATTGGGGGAGGGCACGAGGGGGGGGTGTCTGAGGAGTCACACAATGGTGGGATTGGTGGATATGGTGCATATGGACACACCATTCCCACATATGGGCTCCCTACATTAATTAAATCAACATAGCCACACGAATCACCCTAACCAACCCACACGGATTCCGATATCCTAACTACTCCTGCATCCCTTCCGCAATCTTGGCCTCTGCCTGTTCCATCGTGAGGAGTTCCTCCTCATCGTACAACCCCTGCGGGACGTCCATCTTGCTAGACTCCATCATACTGATGATGACCCGGACCTGTTCCAGCCTACTCTGCCCTTTCAAAAACTCAGTAGCCCTCTCCGTGGTCATGGGAGCAGGTGCGCCCTTCATGCCGGAGAATAAGGGTGCCCCAAACTGTACAACCTTGGGCAATTTCCCCTCCAGGAACTCTGTCCAGTGGCTTTTGATCTGGGCCTGCCACCTAATAACCTGGCACGAAATGGCCAATGTCCTCAGTGTGTCCTGACTCACTCCAGTGAAATCCACCTCAAACTCCACCTTCTTGGTCTTCCCTGCCTTCCTATCATCCTCACACATACTTACTTTAAACTCAACCTTCTGTGTCATCTTTTCCATAACTCACTCTCCTTGGGCATCTTGCCCGATTATGGAACCCGTGAAGGTTGATTAAGGTGATTCATACCTTATCCCTTCCCCGTCCACACCTACCCAGTTCACATGCTCCAGGGCTCTCCCCTGTCTCATATCCTTCCAGTGTGGGCAACTGGCCCATTCCCGCACCCAGTTGTTATGTCAAAGACCACTCACACCCGCATTACATGAGGCCGTACATCCAACCCCACAACGGTGGGCATCACACATAATGCCCCAATGTTGAATACATTATAACATATTCGGGGATAGATGTCAAATTTATGTTGAATGGGTAGGGCCTCCCCTAAGGGGGTATCTCATCGACGGCCACCCATAGACCCCTGTATATACATTATGGCATAAGTTGAAAGGATGTGGCATTTCCCACAAATCCCGCTCCATGGGTAGAGATATGGAGAGGATGGCTATGTTGATTAAATCAATGCAGCCAGCCCATTCACTGCGTGAATGCTTAGAAATGGGTAACTAGAACTTCTCTAAATGGAAATTACCACCTTGACCCCTTCCCAATAGTATGGTATAATTGGGATAATCTAAGGAGACTTTTGATATGGCGATGGAATATATTAGACAGGATGGGAGTGAGAGTGACTACACGGATCCCAACCGCAAGGATATGCGCAGGAAGAATGGCCCCAGAGCTGGGTGGCAAGTAGCCACTATGTGGGAGAGCCACCATGAGATTGCTAGGATGATTCTCCTAGGGCATTCTAACGTAGAGGTTGCAGCCTCACTAGGGATCACAAAAGAGCAAGTAAGCAATGTGAGGAACTCTCCAGTTGTCCAGGAAAAACTCACCATTATGAAAGCGGCGAGGGACGTTGGAGCGATTGACCTCTCCAGGGAAATTGCCACTCTTGCCCCCATTGCCTTGCAAAAGGTGAAGGAAGCTCTCGAGACCGGGATGGTAAATGGGAAGGAAGTTTCTGCAACGGGGATTCTGAAAGAAGCTAATGGGATTCTTGATAGAGAAATGGGGCGCCCAACCCAACGAGTTGAAACCCGTAATCTCCACGGACATCTCACGATGGAAGATATTGAGCGTATCAAGAATCGCGCTAAGGAACTCGCCTCTACATCGGGGCAATCTGCATGAGTGGGAGTGACCCAGGATACACTGGGCCTTTCCGCAGAGAGGATGATCACTCTAGCTGCCCCAACCCAGGGTGCAGAGAGCCTGAACGGGCTGCGAGGGCAGCCGTAAAAGAGATCCTCTTCATATGTGGAGTGAAGGTAGATGATCCAGAGTCAGTAGCAGAGTTCCAAAGTGACTTAAGATTTGGCAGAGAAGTAAGGGTGTTAATTAAAAGAGGCATCTTAGGCTTCGTCGCTGCTCTTTGTGCGTTGATAGGAGGTTACCTATGGACAAAAATAGTAGGATCATGACTCCACCTATCACACACAGTGATTTATCTGGGGCAGATTTCCCATCCTCTTATCCCCTCCGCTTCACCCAATGTCTCCAGTTTGTGCTGGCCCATGAGGGCATGGGGAGGGTGAATAGGGACTCAGGTGGGGTGACTAAGTGGGGGATTAGTCAGAAGGCTTATCCTGAGCTTGATATAGTAAGTCTCACACTGGAAGATGCCACTGAAATCTACTTCAGGGATTACTTCTCACCTAACCTCTCCTGCCCTATTGACCTCTTGTACTTTGACTCAGCCGTGAATTGTGGAAAGGCGCGGGCTGGTAAGTGGCTCCAGGCCTCCATCAATGGATATCTTCCACGTAACTATATAGAGATAGATGGGGTGATAGGCACTCTTACCATTGAAGCCCTCAAGTACTGCCCTCAAGACCTACTCACCCTCAGTCTCCTAAATGTGAGACTCTTCTACTATTACTCCTTGCGTAAGACCCATGCTGAATACTTCTCCGGGTGGGTTGGTCGAGTGGCGGACTTGATAGGGGTGCTGTCTGAAGGATGTTATGATGCTTCGTTAATTAAATCAACACAGGAATCATTATGAGTCTGGACGGAGAATGGTTAGTGACATGCTTAGGCTGGGCGGCAATCTTCAATCCGCTGAATGATCACAAAGTCATCCAAGGCGGGGAGGGATTCAACCGGGCCGTGGGGATTGAGGGGGCTTGGTTTTACACAGCCCCTGCTACTGGTAACAGATACATTCTTGATTATAACCACCCGCGCAACGATGAATTTTTCAAAGATATTGTCGATATCGTGGAGATTTTGCCAGACGGAACGGCAAAAGGGGTATTGTATAAAGCAGAGCGACGCAGATTTGAATTTACGCTGACGAGGGTATCAGAATGAGACAGAAACTCCTCACCATCACGGCCCTGCTGCTTCTTCCTTCTGCGGCTGGGGCTGCTGTCTACTATACAGACCCGGATTGTGCTAACCATGGGAATGGGCTGTCGTTCGCGTGTGCCGAAACTACTGGCGGAGCAGGTGCTTTCAATACAACTGCCGGGGTAACGTACTCCGGGACGAATTGGTACTTGTTCAGCTCAGGAAAAACTGTATCTGCTGCATATGTGAATATCTCGACAGGTGGAAATTCTACCACTGATAGACTGGTAATCGGCAGTTATTCGACCGGTGGGGCTGTCTCGACATCTAAAGCAATTCTTGACGGATTTGGAAACAGTCAGGACCGTGTAATAAATTCAGGCAACAAGTACCATTGGACCATCCAGGACCTTGAAATTGTCTACGACGATGTTTCAACACAAGCGAATCGTATAGGCATTGCGTGTCCTTCATCAGGTGGAACAGTAAGCACTGATTATGATAACATCATTCGGAGGGTATATGTTCATGATATCTTGATTGATGAGGCAGCGGCGAACTTTGCAAACGGGATTCGTGCAGTTAGTAACGGCGGGCTACAACTTATAGATGTCACCATAGATAATATATCCACCGATGGCTTTTATGGTGGCGGAGACAATCTACAAATTATCAGGCCGAATTTTTCCGGTTCTGGGCAAGGATCATTGGTTACAGGCGACGAGATCCAGTTAACCACTGGCACAGGATGGTTGGTGCATGGAGGCACTATCACCCACCCGCAGCATGATGAGAAGCAGGCATTTAACGCCGCTTCCACCGCTGGGTCTGGAGTTATAGAGGACGTGACACTGAATTGTTATGAGGGTGTGTCTTCAGTGGGGAATTGCTTTTACAATCAATCTCCCGGGACAGTTGCCCGCCGATTGAAGATTAGGGGAAGTGGGACAGTTGGCCCGGTATTTTTCTCAGCTTCGTCTACCGGCAGTGAATTTTATGACAACTATGTTGTTGCTACTCAAGCAGCCGACCGGGGCTCATATGTATTTGCAAATGACGTGAACCAGCACAATAACACCTTTGTTTATGCTGGAAGCGCCGCTTCGACCGGCTATGGAATCCATGAACCCGTGTCGGTTACTGGTGGAGTTCAGGCAAATAATATCATATCCGGCTTCGCAACAGGAATCCGCAGCACAAATAGCACCGACAACTATAATGTTATCTATGGAGCAACGACGGACTGCGCTGACTCTGACGGTACAGAAAGGGCCTGCGGAGCATCGACGCTGACCACAGATCCTCTCCTCGACGCTCAAGGCCGTCCCAGGCTCAAATCAGTCTTTGATGCCGGCACCACCCATGACAATATCTATTGCGGGTCTGGCGAGCCCATCGGCGCGTATGAGTTGTGCAAAGGTGTGTCGATGCCTCCGCCTTTGTGGTTTCTGGGGGCGCCGGATAGTTATTCGTTGGGTGGGGGCAGGGTGCATGTTGAGCTGGTAACTTTCGGTGGCGAATTAGTAACTTTCGGCGGTGAAGCCGTTACATGGTAAGGAGATGAAATGAAAAGACTTTTTTTGATAGCAGCACTGGTTTTAATCCCCTGGCAAGCATTGGCGGTTGAGCTGGACGCCGACAGCAACGGCTATCAGGACCTTGACAAAGGCGGAACGAATGCA